AATTTTTTTAAAAGTTATTTCGAATATAATAAAATCTTAAATGAAAATGCTAAAAATAAATGTTTAAAACCTATTACGTATATTAATTATTTATTTAAAGAAATGTTAAGAATAAACAATGAACATTATGAAGAAAGTGAAATTCTAAAAAAACATGATTTTAATCAATTCATTCATTTGGTATCTGAATCTATAGAAAAAAATACTACTTATTTAGATAACGAAAATAAATATTTTAATAAAATTGCAAATATTATCGAAGAACAAAAAAAATTATTTTTATCTGAATTTTTGACAAATGAAACAGAAGAAATTACAGAATTAAAATCAAAATTAAGAAAATTTAATGATAAAATAGCTATACAAAAAGCATATATTGAAAGCTCAAATTCTGATAGTACAATAGGAAAAAAATATAAAAACACAAAGGAAAAATTATTAGGCAATATAAAATTATATTTTAAAATATTTATAAATGTTTTATTGAATTATACAATAAATTTTAATAAAATAAAGAACTCAAATTTTATAAAAAAAATAGATTCAATTAATAAAACTATTCCAAATGATGAAATTGAAAAAATTAATACAATTATTAATGGTATTACTAAAAATAAATTTACCTATAAAACATATCCAATAAATGTTATTTATTTAAAACAAGAATACTTAAAAATTATAGAAGTTTTAATAAAATCAAGACAATCAATAATAAAAACTGAATTAAAAACTGAATTAAAAACTGAATTAGAAAAATTTAAAAATCAGTTTCTGAAAAATGATAAACAAGAGAATGTTTTAAAAACTGAAGATTTTAATAAAGTATTATTTGAGTATATAAGTTATATAAGTACAGAAATACATAATATTAATATTAGTAAATCTAGTGATAAAAAAAATAATTATTATATAAATTTCGAAGATAATATAAATACTCATATAAATATTATGAAATTATATTATAGGTTACTTATAAATTTAGACAATAATTATAACCAATATATAACTTATAATGATAATATTGATGAAGATGATACAATATTTAATATATTAAATAAATATGTGGAATCGAAAGTAATATCTTATGTTAAAATTAGAGACAACAACGAAAGTGGAAAATTTTTATTTAATCCTAGATATATTTTTTCTAAAAATGATGATGAAGGAATAGAAAATAACCTATCACTTCTTTATTGTAACGATCCTGTTAAAAAAATTAAAGTACCTACCAATATCGATAATTATCTTTCAAATTTTATTAGTGATTTAAAGGGGAAAAAAATAGAGGAAGAAGAATTTAATTATATAAATTATGACCATTTTTTTTCTTATGGAAATTTTGATAAAATAATATTTAATGAAAAAAATGATGCCTTTGGAGAAAATATGACTAAAGTAATAGAAAATTTAAGTAGTAATAAAAATGTTTTTGTTATTGGATACGGTGCATCTGGTGCAGGTAAAACAACAACTTTAATATATGATAAATCTGTTAAAGAAAAGCCAGATGATGGTTCTATAATTTATATGATAAAAAAATTAAAAGAATTAAATGATTTTAAGGATAGTTTTACAGAATTAGAATTAAAAATTACTGAAATATTTATGGATACGAATTCAAACAATATTAAATCGTTGACTAAATTTAATAATAAATTATATTATGAAGAACAAGGTAAAAATTTTTATTATACATATAATGAAGGTGATGAAAATAACCTTAAAATACTCGATAATTTTAAAACCCTATATTATGATTTTAAACATGGTGATGGAGAACCTGTAGAAAATGGAAAAAAAAAATATACATTAGCACAAATATTACAAGAATTAATTGATAATCATCGTCGTACAGAGGCAACTACAAACAATATACAATCTTCAAGAAGTCATGTTATAGCAAGTATTAAATTAAATCTTGGTGAAGAGAGTCACCCCATATTATTTGTTGGAGATTTTGCTGGTGTTGAAAATACTTTTGATTATAGTGAATATTTAAATTTTCATACAGAAGACAATTTAAAAAAATTAATAAATAAAATTTATGACAGTTATAATAAAAATACAAAATTAAAAGTAGAAAATTTATTCATAAAAGATACTATAAAAGAATTTTATAGTATAAAAAAAGATAAAAGTGAAGATGAAGGTGAAGGTAAAAGTGAAGAATCTATATATGAACAAAAATTTGAAAGTGAGGATAATTTTAATTTTGGGGAAAAATTTAAAAAAATGAATGAACTTATTGAATATTTTAAAAAAGAAAATACAGAATTAAAAAATTTTGGATCTAGTTTACTTAATAAAGAAATATTTTTTGAAAAATATTTTGAAGATAATGATAACATAAAAAAAATTAAGGAGCTAATAAGTAAGTTAGGTACAGAAATAGGAAATTTAAATGATGAAATTAATGGTTTAAAAATAAGCTTGCCAAGAATTGGTGTTAATGGAAATGTTGAAACAATAACAAATGATTATGTATTAAAAGTAAATACAAGTACAAGTACAAAAATAGATTATGACAATTATAATTATAGTGTTTTTAAAAATAAAACAGATATCGATGAGTCATTAGAAAATAAGATTGAATATAAAAAACTTAATATAGCAATTTTAAATTATTTGTTTGAAAAAATTCAACTTAAATTAGGGATTGTAGACAAATCAGGAGCAAAATACATTGCACAAAATATAAAGGTTAATGATTTATTTGAGAATTTTATGCATATTGGATACAACAATTTAAAAAATATTAACTACACTATAAAGATTACAATCACTAAAGATAAAGAAAAACTTACTGAAGAAAAAAAAATACTAGTAACAATAGATTCAGATATAAAAAAAATACTATCTGAATTATATACGGCTTTAAAAAGAGATGGAAAAGCTTTAATAAATACAACTACTGTAAGTGGTAATGTAACCGAAATTATGAAAAATAAAACTTATTTTTCGTTCAAGGGAAATGAAATAAATTTAAACACATATTACGCTAAAGTTGAAGAAAGTATAAAAGAAGAGCTTAAAAATAATATTACACAAGCCACTATACAAAATTTATTAAGGCCTTTAATTAATAAAATAAATAGTAGTTTAATAGATTATGATAACACTAAGAAACAAATTGAACAAAAAGAATCGGAAAAAAAAAGAAAAGATGATGAAAAAACAACAAATGATAGAGAATTAACAACTCTTAGTGATAAGGAAGAAACAAATAAAAAAGAAACATTATATTTATTAAAAAAAATAATATTTATGACACATGAAATATTAAAACGCAATTATGAAGGATATTTTATAAATAAATCATTAGAGGTTATGCGGAATACTATGACAAAAGTATTACAAAAAAACAATAAAAACATTGTTCCTAACTTTTATTCAAAATGTAGAAACTATTATAATAATTATTTATTCAATGAATTTTTTGAAAATAAATCAGATAAAAATCCAGATGAAAATTCAGATGAAGATAAATTTAATATTATTCATAAAAAAATATGTTATGAAATAGAATCTAAAGATAAAAATGGAGATGAAGATGAAGATAAAGATAAAGGAAAAAGTACACATGAAATAGTTAATGATTTAAATAATAAATTGACTTATTGTATTTGTTTAGTAATAAATAATAGCTATAATGATACAAATGGTCTTGTTCAAAATCCTCCTAAAATTCCATACATAGATATAACAGAAGGGTATATTGAATTGAATAGATTTAAAAAAAGACATCATTTATTAGAAAAAATAAATCCAGAATATATTGTATTTAAAGATAAATTTCAAGGTAGTGATGAAGATGGTTTTATAATTAAGGATTTAAAAGATAAAATAACTTCTACAATAGGATATACTTATGATGATTATATTTCTTCATGTTTACATTTAAACATATTTAAAAATATACATAATTATTTACTTTATTGTTATAGATATTCATCTTCAGAATCATATAATAATAGTATTAATATAAACAATAATAAAAGTATAAGCAAAAGAAAAATAGATGATATTGACAAATTATATAAGGATTTAGAAAGTAAATATAAAGAATTTTATAAAGTTTTTTATACTGAGGCTAGGGTGTCGGATGAGCCCAATTTTATGAACCGTTCAAATAATACAAAAGATATAATTATTTTTCAAATTAAAGTTACTGATTTATTAGAATCAATAGAGAAGTATTTAAAGTCCGTTGAAATAATTAATTCAACATCTGTAATAGGTACTATAAATTTCACTGATGAAATATCTAAATATAATTTAAATTATAATTCGTGTTCTATTTCACAAATTAATATAAGAAATAAAACAAATATAAATAATTTGTTTTCAGAAAATTATAATTTTTTGAAAGTTTATAATATACATGAAGTAACTAATAAAATTTCTAGTGATAATAAAATATTATACAACAAGGGCATTCTTGAATTAGATAAAATAAATGTAGTAACAAGATATATTATTCCAAATATTTTAAAATTAAATTTTAATATTAATATGTATTCCAGCTTAATTTATAATAAATTAAATTTAAATAATTCTTATATTGATAGTCAAATAATAAATGAAAACGAAAAATGTTTTTATACCGAGTATTTAAAATACAATAGTGATAATAACAAAATCGATATAAGTATTTACAAAAAAATTAATTTTTATAATATAATTCATGAATCAGGGTTTTATAATAATATTACTTTAGAAACTTATGAAAACATGGAACATGCCAAAGCCCAAAATTATATTTATGAAGAAATTAAAACAAAAGAAGAAGAAGAAGGAGAAGGAGAAGGAGAAGGAGAAGGAGAAGGAGAAGGAGAAGGAGAAGGAGAAGGAGAAGGAGAAGGAGAAAAAGAAAGAAAAGAAGAAGGAGAAGAAGAACAAAAAGAAAAAAAAGAAAGATTTTTTGAAATAATTAAAACGTATGTACAAATAAAATTATTGGATACGAAATTGAGTAGTCGTCCAGGAAGTGCTCGTCCTAGAACAAAGAGAGGAGGTGGAATTAATATATTAAATAAAAAATTAACTAAAAAAAAAATAAAAAAAATAAATATAAATAATAAAAAAATTACAAATAAAAGAAATAAAAAATTTTATAATAAAATATTTAAAAATACACTAAAAAAAAGAATAAAAAAATAGGTATAATAAATATTTTTAATATAATTAATATTTATTATAAAAATATATTATGATAAATTTGGTCTTTGATTATTTTCATAAATTAATGGATAAGGCATAATTACAGAATTAGGTCTTTCAAACCATTCTTTTAAATAAATATTTTTCATACTTGGATTAACTGGTTTACATGGTTCAACTAAATTAGATGAACCTATTCCATATAAAGAAGATTCAATATCTACTGAATTATTTGAAAACGTATCTCTCGACATATGACTAGGTATATAACCTAGAGATGGTATATATTCTTCTAATGGTTTTCCATATGATGAATTAATATAAATATTATTATCCATAATTCTATTATTAATAGATTGTTCTTGTTTATAATCAGAAAGCATATTTTTATTTCTTGTAGAAGTCATATTTATGAATATATATTATAATAAATAAATATAAAAATATTTATTTTTCTCTCAAAATATAATTATATATCTCTTGAAAATCATGAATTTCTTTAAAGTAATCAATAAGTTGTTTATGAAATAAATCAAAATAATCATATGAAAATAAAATTTGAAAAAATATTAAATTTTCTAAATCATTAGATTGAGTATTTAAAAATGATAAATTTGTATATTTTTTTTTTAATAATTCACATATTTTTATAATATTTAGATTATATCTCAAAAAAATATATAGATTTTCTATATTTTTCTGTAACATATATTCATCATATTTATTCATATTAAAAGCTTGTAATAATTGTATTTGATAGCATAAATTCGAATTATATTCATCATCAAATTTTTTATATGTGCATATAAATGATTTATTATAATTTGTTGTCATAAATTATAATAAATATAATTATAAAATTTTTATATATAAAAATATTCAATTATTATTTTGTCTAGCAAAATCTCTAGCAGACATCCCTCCTCTTGACCAACCAGACATAGCATCATCTTCAATGACATATGCACTATTTGATACATATTCTTTCATTGAATCTATCATAGGATAATGTTCATTATCTACAAAAGATAATTCCATCATATTATTAACAGTTTTTTTATTAACAAAATTTTCTCCATGTTGTAATCTTAATTCTAATTCTGGGTCTCCTGTCCCTTTTCCTAAATAAGGAATTGTAATAAATTGTCTAGGTGTTAAATTTAATTTACAAGCTGGTTTACTAATATGTGAAAATTTAAGTTCGTTATTAGTTTCAATTTCACATCCTTTAATGCCGCCCTCATGTGAACCTTTATAAAAAACATTTGGTTGTTGTGTTGCAAAATTAATAGCATTAGAGATAGGACAATCGGGATAATAATTTTCTAATTGATAATTTGCATTATTAACATTTTGTAAATTTCTTTGATTTAAATTAGATTCGTCATATTCTAATCTAGACATAGAATCAAATGTATATGGGTATGTTGATGTCATATATAATTATTTAATATAATATTTTTATATTAAATAATAATTAATTAATAATTAATGTGTCTTGGTAAATTTTTTGAACATTGATTTATATCTCCATCTTTACATGATGCCATATTTCCATAGCAAAATTCTGCAAAATCTTTTTGATTATTTGGAATACTAGTATTTGGATTAGTAAAAAATTGTCTCATTGAACTTTCAAATTGTATCTTATCTCCTAAATCATTAAATAATCTTTCATCTATTTTTTCATCATTAAAATTTTTTTTAACAACATCCTGAATATTTTTATTTATTAATTTTTCTACAGATTTATTGTATGATGGTGCAGCTTCTTTTCTATTTGGATTATCTTGAATTTCAGGTAACATAACATTCATCATTGGATTATTTTGATTTGGATTAGTAAAATTATGTTTATATTTTTCATACATATTTTCATCTGAAAAATTTTCTTTAAATTTATCATTTTTATTTAAATAATAATAAAGAAAAATTATACAAGAAAGAGTAATTAATGAAGTAAATAAAATTTTATATTCTCTAGATATAAATAAACCTAATAAAGTTAAAAAAATAATTAATCTAGAAATAGCATTAAATTTTTGAGTTCTAGACATATTTTCTTTAGGCCATAAATCATAAATGTATTTTGAATTAAATAAAATACTGGGGTCATGTAACCAAAAATCTATATATTCATTTTCATTTTTTATGATATTTTTAATATCAGTAATTTTATTATTAGATTCCATTTATATATATATTCATAATTATTTTATTAACATAAACATTAATTATTAAATAATAAATTATATTTTGTTAAATCTAAATAAGTTTCTTTATTAATTCAATATAATTATCTAAATTAGGTTTTGGTAGGCTTGAATAATCTATTAATTTTGATTTATCTCCATATGTTTGAGGTTGTAATCCATTTACATTTAATGGATATGGCCAATGACTTGTGGTACGTCTTTGTATAAAATATTTCTCTCTTTTTTTTTGCATAGAAGTATTATTTTCTTTTACATTTTTAGGAAGATAACAAATGTATTGTACAATTCTTTCTTCAGAATTTAAATATCCATATTGATTTTGATGAAATGTTCTAGAATCCCAAATTACTATATCTCCAGCATTAACTTTTAATATTTTTTTAGTATCTTCAATTTCTCTCAAAAAGTCATGTTCTATTAAATTCCAATTTTTTGAATTACAAATTTGTTTTTCTTTAAAATATTTTTCATGAATAAGATGACTTTTTTCATAAACAACTAATGTTCGTTCTTCATTATTTGTAAGTGAAACAAAACTTTGAAAACATTTTAATGTTGAATCATTAGATGATTGATCAGTATGTGTCCATATTTTATCATTTTTTTTACAATGTTTTGGTATATAACAAGCACCATCAAAAGATACAACTAAATCATCAGTATTCCATAATTTTTTAAAAATATCAATAATTTGTGGTCGTGTTCTAATAAACCATGCAAATTCTTGATGTCCTACTTCATGAAATTTATAAATTCCATGAGGATTAATACTATTATGAAATTTATCTAAATTTGGAATAGAATTTTTCCAATTAAAGAATAAATTTTTTGCTGTTAAAATTTCAGATTCATCTAAAATTTTTGGAATAATAACATATCCATTTTCTAACAATTTTTTTTTATAAATTAAAATTGATAAATATTCTAATTGATGTTCAAGTTTTTCAATTCTCTCAATTAATTGTTCTAAATTCATAATTTATATTTTTTTAATCATAAAAATAAAAAATATAAAGCAATTTTTTTTATCTTACTTTTTAGGTTTTTTTTTATTATTTTTTTTATTTCTTATAGCTGGTCTATTTTCTAAATTAGATGATATATTTTGTTTTTTTAAAATATCATTTAAAAAATCATTATTATTATCCATTTGTTGAGATAAATTTTTTAAACTAGCATTAATATCATGTATAGATTCTGATTTTTCAGAATAATTTTTACTATATTCGGGTTGTTTATTTTTATTAATTTTATCTCTCATTCTATCTTTCATTTTACTCATTTTAATATTTTGATCCATCATATTTTGAAAAGCATTTTTATTAATTTTTCCACCTTTTGGCATCATTTTATCTAAATTCATAGATTTAAATAAATCTGCAAAATTATCCATACCAGAAAGACCTCCCATATTTTTTAGTAAATCACTGGCTTCTTCTAATAGTTCACTTTCTTTTAATGAACCATCTTTCATTTTATTATCTATTTTTGAACCAATATTATTTACAAGAGACATAAGTTTTGCTGGATTTTTAAACATATTTTTAAAAACATCATTTACACTATTTAAATTATCCATATCAATATCCATATCTTTGGCTGTTTCTTCTGCAAGTTCTTTTGCTAAAGAACCAATTTTTCCATTTATTAATTTATTAATATGGTCATGAATATTATTAAAATTAGGAATGTTTTTATTTGAATTAGTATTTGATAAATCAATATTTGAAGAATCTAAATTATTAAATATATTATTAAAAATATTTGATATATCAATATTAGAATTATCAATATTTTTTAAATTATCAAAAACATTATTAAATATATTTGATATGTCAATATTTGATATATCTAAATTAGAATTATTTATATTATTAGCAAAATTATTAAAGATATTAGATATATCTATATTACTCACATCTATATTTGATAAATCTGCATTGTT